TATCAATTTCCAATTCAGGTAATCCAAGATGCTCACATAATTCAATTTCCATTTTCTTGAGTTCATCTACACCACCGTGCATCTCAAACTCAAACATCGGGAAAATAACTTCGTGTCTTCCTTCTACAGGATTTGGTTCTTGACGATAAGAAGTTGAAACGCAGAAGAAACCTGGTGCTTCTGGATTCTTAAGCAACTCATACTCTAACCACATCTGTCCAGTTTGAGGTAATGGCCAAATCTCACCATTATACTCATATGTTGCTACTGTTTCTGGATCTTCACAGGCAGCAAGGATACTTAAACGATTCTGAGTATGGACTTCAAAAAAACCTTTAGACAAAAAAAATGACCTTAACAGGTCAACGGTCTTGGTATATTTTTTCGGATCAATTATGCTTGTCATTATTTTAAGCTAAACTGAATTTATTTAGATTTTCTATTTCTTCTCCATTGCCTTTTTACGGATATACGCATAAAAGACACTCTTGCCTTCTTTTTCACCATATTGATCCTTGAAATTATCCATCATAGTATCAGATTTTTCATACTTCTTTTTCAATTTGGTATCCCTTTGCTTTTCAGCAGGAGTCATAGTTCTTTCCTGCATCTCTTCTTCTTCATCTTTATTAGACACCCATTTCTGTCTTTCTGGATCCCATTTTTTAACTTCACCAGGTCTTAGTCTTGTTTTTTCTTTACTTTTTTCAAGTCTTTTTTTAAATTCTTCCCAACTAAGTTTCTTACCAGTTCTTTTTACTTCCCTCTCAGATTCATCAGATACTTTACGAACTCTACTCCTGCCATATTTCATGACAAGAGCATTCATTTTAGATTTTTTATCGCTATCATTAATACGTCCTTTTTCTTTATCAGAAAAAGTATCTAATCTTTCACCAATCAACATTAATCTGGTTCTGTCACAGAGTTTTCAGGTGTTCTTGGAACCATCTTACCAGTTTTAGGATCTTTTACCATTTGACCCTCAAAAGGATTATATTTCTTTTCTTTTTTAGTACCATCAGCATTGTACTGACTATTTGTTCCACCTGGTTTAGCACCTGGCCAATTTTCTGTTTTATCCTCTTTTACATCATCAAGCATAACTATAGGATTTTTATCTCCCATAGAACGTAGTTTGTTTCTTATAAGATTGATTTTTGCGTAAGTTCCACGCATATCTTTCTCTTTCTCTTCAGGTTTCTTTTCACAAGCAGCAGTATTCACTACGGACTCAGATTGTGTAGGTTTTTTCTTTTTAGGAGTTGGAACTGTTTCATTATCAGTATCAAAATCCTTTTCTTGTTGTTGGAGTGTTTTTAATTCAATCCTTCTCTTCATATGATCTATTTTAGCTTGAAGAGGATCTACAGGTTCTGTTGCTTGGGATTGGGTTGGTGCTGCTTGTTTTGCTGGTGCTTCTTGTTTTGCTGCATCCTGCCTCTTTTTCATTGCTTCAGTATACTTTCTTACTGGAAGTTCTTCAAAAAGCTTAGATTCCTTAGTAACTGAAGTTGGTGAAGGATCTTGAGTATCAGTTGGATTAACTGTTACGTTTGGACTTTTCTTTTTGTTTGTCCTGTTTGGCTTACTTTCAGTAGCACCTGTATCAGCATCTTTAGGAACCGCTTTACTAGGAGCTCTATTTGCAGAAGGTGCTTGTTTTGCAATATCGTCTTGCGTAGGAGCTTCTTGAAGTTGCTTCTCTGCGGTTCTAAGAATCACATTAAAAATATAATCTTCCTTTCTAGTATCTTTTCCGTCTGGTTTTTTACCTTTAGCACGTTGAATAGCATTATGAACAACACCAGCATGTTCTTTAGAACTACTCTCTACCTTTCCATCACCATCAAAATCTTTCTTTGATTTCTTCCTACGTGACCCTTCATAAGGTTCTCCATGCTCAGTCATCTCAACAGATTCAATATTTGGATTTTGACGAAGTTGAGTAATCTTTGACCTAGTAGCATAACGAACATATGATTTTCCACTTTTATCCTTAACCCTTACTTTATATTTTGTCTCCGATTCTTCATCTAATTGTTTTAGATAAGCTAATTCAATATCTTTAATTTCTTCCTCTTCTACAAATACTTTATGCATTGCATCAACAATCCCATCAAATGCCCAATCTTGAGTACCAACAGTATAAGCTTCCTTTACACCACCTTTACCAAATAACTTTTCCTTAACAGCAGCTCTTTCTTGTTGACTTAAACTACTATTTGACATGTATTGTGAGTAAGCTGCTTTTAAATCAATATCTTCTCTACGAGCACGATATCGTATATCATATACAGCTTGTTTAATTCTTTTTGCTGATCCCTCTGCCACAGCACCCTTCTGGGATACTCCACCCTTAGCAGAAGCAGGAGCATGTTTCCTAGATGGAAGACCTTCAACGATATTTGTACTCATTGGGAAAAACTGCCTACTTTTTTCTTACCTTATATTTATTTATGAAATTTCTTCCCGAAGGAACCATTGAACAAACATATCTAAAGTGAGAATCAGTTCCAACTTCTCTTTCACTAGCAGGAACACCTCCTTTTTCAGTACCATTTACAATTGCTTCAGTCACATCCTTGATCCATGACTTGAACATAACCTCATCTTCAGTGACACAAATTAAATGATTTGCACCTCTACGAATAATTCTACCAACCAATCCAGTATTAACATCCTCTACCATAGTACCTATATCAAATATCTCTTTTTTAATATATGCTTCCCTAAGATTTTCTGGATCTTCTTTAGGTGCTATTTCCCATATATTCCAACATTCTTTTACATCTTTAACACCCATTGCTTGGCGAACACTAATAAAATATGCATTAGCATCTTTCTTACTAAGTAAAGGTTGAGATTTACCTTTTACTTGTTTATGAAGTTGATTATAAAATGTTTTAAAATCTCCTTCCATCGCTGCTAATCTCATTTTAGAAGCAGAAAAACCCTCTATATCACCAGAATCTTCGTCTCTTTCACCAGATGAAATAGTTTCAACATTATCAAACTGATATAGAGAACCATTATAGTCTTTAGATAATCTATCAAACTGCTTTTGCCTATCACTGCCACCAACAATTTTTACATTAGTATATCCATCAGTATGAGCTTTCTTCAAGACATCAAAAATTGTCCTATTATTAACATCATTAATTATCTTTGCACTATGATCAGGAAATAACTTTCTCATAAGATCAGTTTTAGAATCAGGATCTAATGGATTCTTCTTTTTATCATTAGTACGTGAAGGAACAATCATATAATCATCACCATCACCTTTGACTGATTGAGCAGCAATATCCATTAGTTTACCATGTCCAGCATGTGGTGGATTAAATCTACCAAAAGCAACAGTTAATGTTCCTCTAGTTTTTGGGATATCAGGGGGACCTGCAGCAAGATCAGGATTTTTAACTGGAGGTACTTTTACTTGATCTTTAGGAGGAGATTCTGTGTGTGGGGATGAAAGATTCTTTTCTTTCTCAGATTGTTTAGGATCTTTTTCTCCTACTTTCTGTCTCTTATTATAAAACTTAAGTCTTCCACTTTCAGTTTTTGCTACAAATTCTCCAGTCTTACGATCATACCATCCACCATGACCATCACCTTGCAATCCCAATCTAGCAGCTTGTTGGGAAGCTGATGTTTCTATTAAAAATTGCGAAAAAGTTTTCATCAGTATTGAATTAGTTTCATAGTTATTGTCTCTTTATTGGCGACAATATACTGTAAAATATTCTTCTTTATGTCTTTATATTTATCATCATCCATACCTGTTAGATATAAATTAACAAAAGATACAAAATTTAAAAATAAATCTCCACGTACTCTTTTTATTTTTTTGAACTCTGTTATGAGTTTATCCAAAAAATTCTCCATTTTATTGAACCGTATATCCCATTCTATCAGAAACTCTACCACTGTCTGTATTAGAGTTACGAATATATACATCATTTATAGTATCAACGGCTTGACCACTAATAACATTACCACGTATAACTCTATAATAAGGTCTAGGAGAAGATGGACTAATATTCATAGAAAAATACATAATTCTACTTTCATCTAAAAAAACCTTAAATATATCTTTTAAGTCACTATTAATCTGTCCTATCTTACTTAACTCTTCTATAAGAGTTTCGCATTTAAATCTAATATTTCCATAATTAACATTTTCACCCATTCTATAAAATTGTGTAAAAGGTTTCCATAAATTAGTAACTGGTCTACTATAATTTGAAGCATTGTTATAATATCTTTGATAATCCACAAACATATTCTTTTTTATCTGTAGTGGATTTATCTCCATCCAAGCTAAAACAGGTCCTTTAATAACACTATTATTTGCTAATGTCTTAAGTAACCTATAAGCAACTGAGTTTTTTAATCTATAGTCTAATTTATTATCAACAGAACCAATAATAATTTGTGGTTTAACTTGATTAGAAACACCCCTAGCAGATTTAACAGATACTTTATATTCTCTTTTATCTGATATAATTTTAAAATCATAAGCAGTCTCAGAAGTTGGTGGAATATAAATTCTACTATTTAAAGTATCAGAATCTAAAATATATTGATTTAATAAATTACCATATATACATGCTATTGGACCAATAACTTCAGTGAAATAACTTATAATACTACCCCAAGGAAATCCTCTATAATCAATATCTAAAAAATTAGAAACACCACCTTTTGAATATTCTAATAGTTGAATCAAATATTCATATAATTCTCCACTATAACTATTATTATACCATCTTTCATCAATAGATTTCTTTACTTCACTATAATAAGTATTAATATTATTAAAATATCTATTAGTAAGTCCAAAAGATTCTGGACTATAATCAATTATATCAACTCTACCTGGTTTAACAAAATTATCTATATGAGTATAGTAAATAGAATTCGGATCTGATTGATAAGAGAAAGCTATTTTATCATGCCTATTAGTAGAATTGTCAATATAAGTTATTGGTACATTTAATTCTAATGCTCTAGACATTTTATAAACACCATTATCAAGAACATAAATTGTTCCAGGTTTTTTAGCAACGGAAGTTTTATTAGAACCCTTCCAATGCTTATTCCAATTATCAACACCTTTAGTCGACATTACTTTTTAATTATTTATTATCTACCTTCAAAACGAATGTTAAACGATACACTAACTCGTTCATCATCAGTATCATTGGTTTGTACTCCGTGATCTAACCATCCAGGAAATAATAATAATTCACCCTCAGTTGGATTAACTACCATTCGGCCAGTCTTAAGTAATACACTAGAATCTATTGCTTTATTTGGTGTACAGAAAAATAAATTCCCATCATCTCCTGATTTTTTAAAGTAATAAACACCAGCAATATCAGATTGACCATGATTATGTATGTGAGCATAGTTTCCTTTTTTGAAAAGAGCAAACCATGATGATATAATTCTATATTTCAATTCAGTACCATCTTTAGGACGATAACCTACTGATTGACAATAATTTTTAACATGTATATCAATTTCCGTAGCAAATTTATCTAAATTAAAGTCACTTACCAAATTACTATTGAATGTTGGATCAGATAACCAATGAGTACTTCCCCATCCAGGAACCATACCAAATTCTATTTTTTCTATACAAGATTCTAACTCAGATTGAATCTCATCATATTCATTTACGTAACCACAATAAATTGGTGTAACAAATGCTGGTTCTATTTCAAAGGTCATCTTCCTCAATAGGTTTACCCATAGTCTTATATTCAAGTTGCTCTTTTAAAAAGAGAACTTGTTGCTTGAGTTCATCATTCTCTTTCTCAAGCCATTCACAATGCTCTTGGTAAATAATTACACTCATTTCTAGTTCGTGCAGTTTGACTTCTATATCCCAGTCCACTGAACCACAAGATGGCGGTTATCACAACTAGTTATAGATTTAATGTTTTCTTTATACATTATCATAGATGTTATCTTCCATCCATTTACTAATAGTAGCATCATATTCAGCAGTATGTTTGAATGCTTCTAACATAAATTGTTTCCTCAATCCTTCAACCGAAACTGATTGTAAATTACCCTTTATCGCATCAAGATAAATTCCATATTGTCCTGGATTAGTTAATACAGCAACATCCTTATAATTTTTTGCTGCTGATCTTACCATACTAGGACCACCAATATCGATATTCTCAATCGCATCTTCAAGAGTTACATCTGGTTTAGCAACTGTTTCTTTGAATGGGTATAAATTTACAGCAACAATATCAATTAACCCAATATCATTTGCATTACGATCCATATCATGTACAGGATTACCACGTTGTGCAAGAATTCCACCATGAATCTTTGGATGTAATGTTTTCACTCTTCCATTAAGAATCTCTGGTGATCCAGTATAGTCGGATACTTTTATTGGAGACATACCCTCTGCTTTAAGAACAGCATGAGTTCCACCACTAGAAATAATAGTATATCCAGAACGGATTAATCCTTCAGCAAAATCAACAATACCTGTTTTATCCGAAACACTTAATAATGCGTAGTAGTTCATAAGTCACCTTCCGCACGGTTTTCAGAATGGTGAACATCAAATGATCCACCAGGATATCTCTTCTCTAACTTCTCTACATTCATTTCAATTATCTCATCGATTGTAGTATCAAGTGTCATACATGCTTGAGCAACATACCACATTATATCTCCAAGTTCTCTCTTCATATGATATAAATTATCAACATTAACTGGTTTACCTTGAAATACAATCTTCTTTACTATCTCAGTAAACTCACCTGACTCAGCACACATACCAAGAGCAGCAGTTAAAAGTCTATGAACAGGAAGTCCATCACCACTTTCTACTGATTGTATCTGAAAGCATCTGGAATTAAAAGAAATATAATCCTTTGATTCTTGAGATGTAACTCCATCTACAAACTCAAGATATTTTTGGGTGTCTACTTGCCTATCCATTTTATCCTTGTAATATTGTTGTGTCCACCCGTCATTATAAGGTGAATCTGCCATCATTATAGTATT